CGGTCATTGTGTTGCCAGAGCACCAGAAAAATAAAAACATGATCGTTCCATTCCAGTTGACGAGAGGATTTCGCAGTTCCTCTCCTATTCCATGCATCCGCTTGAGTGACTTATCAGCGTAGCTCATGTTCGATCCAATGCGTTCATATGTGTTCAAAGTAGTACAAGTCACATCGCAGGGTCGATTCAAGTCGTAGCCACTAAAATCCCAATCATTTAACCTGGCATCAGTAGCCAAGGCATTGATGTGGGCGACAAGAGCTTCCCACTCAGGGCCAGCGCAGTTTATTCCTACTGCGCACTCTGTCTCCAGTGGATACCTGGAAATAAATTCAGCAATTGGCAAGAAGTACATTCTACAGGCTAGTCCAAAAAGACATTCCAAAATGTAGAAGATTCGGACCTTTTCAGATTCCTCCTCGACCACTTCGTCTTTCAGACATGTGCGTACATACACGCCAATGCGTTCACCGCGATCGAAGCAACCCATCATCCCATCGAAATATTCTTGGGCTTTCTCGGTCAATTCGTATCGCTTTCTGCCGTCTTCGTAGGGGTCTATTTCCTTGAAAAGACCGCTACTCAACTTGTCGCCATTCGGTATCCCGGCAGAAGTTTTCATCTGGAAGGGTTTCATATAGTGTGAACCCTTGACACCATTGATTGCTTCATCTAGAGTTAACTCTCGACAAAGTTCAGGGTGCTTCGAGATGTGCTTCTGTAGTGCTGGAAAAATCTGATTCCAGTAATCATCACTAGCCCACCTGAGCGCATCAGGCGGAACTTCTCGTGATCCGGTGGCGATTTTCTTTAAGGCTTTGTTGTGGTGCTTCCAGGGCTCTTTCATGTAGGGAGCCCTCCAACGACATTTCCACCCACAGTGTGTCTCGAGCTTTTCGCTCAACATAGAACGTCTAACTCTCGACCTGTATTTTGGTAGATTTGTTGTATGACCAATAACTTCGACCCCGGAATGCAAGTCCATCGCATCTTTCTCGAACATTTCTGTCTTAGGATGCGGACCGGCGTGCGGTACGAGGTCGATACCGAGGCGAGTCGTGTGCAGAATCTTCATCTCTGGTACGTTGCGAAAAT